GGCATTTGCACGCAAAATTCTAAAAACGATTTTTTTCCGGTCTCCGGGCACTTTACCAGAAAGGAGCTGATCAGGATGGCAAGACCGAGAAAATTGCTGTCAGAGCAGTCCGGCCATCTGACAGTCTACACACAGGAGCGCCGGAAAATCGAAGAGGAATCCATTAAGCAGGAAGTGAAGCTGCCGGAGAGACCGCCGGCGCACCTCGACAAGATAGCAAAGAAGGAATGGAAAGCTAAGGTCGCCCTGATGAATGCCAATGAGACGATCGGGGAGCTCGACCGGGCTAACTTTGAAGGCTACTGCATAAACTACAGTGGATTCGTGCAGACCACAAAGCGTCTGGAACAGCTCCGGAAGCTGGACACAGCCGAAGGGCTGGACGCGGAAGAATCGCTTGTAAAGATGCAGAAGACGTATGCGGCGGAAATGCGGGCATTCGAGAGCAAGTGCGGATTGGATCTGTCGTCACGCCTTAAGGCGGCAAGTAACAATTTCGACAAGGCGACCGCTGAGATAGAGGACAAGTTCGGAATCATCTGATGACCATCCTCGAAGAGATCACCGCATACGCACATGATTGCATCGAAGGACAGTGGAGCCTTCGGAGCTGCCGGAAGCATAAACAGGCGTGCATGAGACTGCTCCGGGACATCGACCGCATTGGCTCAGACGACTTCCCGTATGTCTGGAATGAAGCCAGGGCGCAGTCGATCGTTGACTGGTTCTCGTACCTGCGGCACTCAAAGGGAATCCTGGCAGGCAAGCCGATAAGACTCACGACATGGCAGAAGTTCAGACTGTGCCAGCTATACGGATGGAATCACAAAGATACTGGTCTGAGGCGCTTCCGGAAGTCATATACGCAGGTCGGACGAAAAAATGCCAAGTCACAGGAACAGGCTGGAGTCGCTCTTTACGAAATGTCCGTAACTGCCATGAAGAATGGCGAAGTTGCCGAAGTCTACACCGCCGGCACAAAGCGGGAACAGTCGCTGGTAGTGTTCAACGAGGCAGATCTGATGCTGAGAGGATCACCTCTCCGGCCGAAATTTAAAGTGGGCGTTAACAAGATAACGCATAGGGCGTCAGCGTCCACGATGAAGCCCCTCAGCAAGGATGACCGGAAGACGGGAGATGGCTCAAACCCGGCCATGCTCATCGTTGATGAGTATCATCAGCATCAGACATCGGAGTTCTATGACCTGGGATTAGGATCCCAGACAATAGAACCTCTGCTCATGTGCATCACGACTGCCGGCGTAGACCTGAACTATCCGTGCTACGTACAGGAATACCAGCTCTGCAGCAGGATATTGGACCCGGACAGCGATGTTGAGGATGACACCTATCTCATAGATATCTGTGAGCTGGATCCGGAAGATTACGAGGATATCGACAGCCTGGATAACGAGGAGCTCTGGTGGAAGGCAAACCCGATCCGCATGAGCTACGCGAAAGGCCGGGAGAAGATCTATCTGGAGTGGAAGACTGCCAGGGAAGTCCCGGAAAAGATGTCCATGTTCTTGACCAAGCTCATGAACATCTGGGTGCAGGCCAGACAGAACGGCTACATGAACATGGTCAAATGGAAGGCTTGCGAGGTCAAGGAACTGCCGATCGACATCAGAGGTAATCCGGTATACATCGGCCTCGACCTGTCGGCCAAGCTCGACATGACGTCTGTCAGTTTTGTCATACCGTTCACAAGGTCAAATGATGACCGGGGGAACCCGATCCTTGAGTATATCGTGTTCTGTCACAGCTTCATTCCGAACAGGGAGAGGCTTGTCGAGCATATCCGCGTGGATAAGGTCGCATACGACGCATGGGAGCGGCAGGGGTTCATCACGGTGACCGATACGCCTATCGTCGACCAGTCGCAGATGCTCAATTACATCTTTGGATTCGTCAAGGATCATGAGTTAAAGATCCAGTGCTTCTGCTTTGACCCGGCGAATGCCGCCAAAATCATGATGGAACTATCGGATGAAGGCTTTGCGGTAGAGGAAGTGTTCCAGAGCTACAAGCACCTGAATGAAGCGACCTGCGGATTCAGGGAGCAGGTCTATTCGCGAAATGTGTACTACCTGCATAACCCGATGCTGAACTATGCGATGGGAAATGCGGTCCTGCGCGTGAACAATGGCCTGATAAAGGTTGATAAAGACGCGACGACAAAGAGAATCGACCCGGTCGATGCTACTCTCTGCGGGTTCAAGCTGGCATCGTATCACGATTTTGGAACAGACTTCGAGGAAGCAATCGAGGCGTTCCTGAATATGGAGTTATGAAATGAGCTTAACAGAAAGATTTAAAAATGCATATCGAGCCTTCTTCGATTCGGGTCCGACAGTACCGCTCTACGGCGCAGAGACGGAGAAGCTGCTCGAATGGCTTGGGATTGACCCGAGGAATACGAAGGCGATTGAGGAAGTCACGTACTACACATGCCTCAAACTGCTTTCAGAGACTATTGGGAAAATGCCTCTGAAGTATTACCGGATGACGGATGAGGGCAGGATTCGCGCCGAGCCTACCAGGGCAACGCGGCTCCTGACGGTCAGGCCGAATCCGTACATGACACCGACTACGCTGTGGACCACCACAGAAATGAATTGCCAGCATTACGGGAACGGCTACATTTGGATTCGCAGAAAGTTCACGCCTGCAAGATATGGCGGAACATGTGAAGTCATGGACATATGGCCGATGCAGTCGAATTCGGTCAGCGTTTACATGGATGATGCGGGGATTTTCGGGGATGCCGGGAAAATCTATTACGGTTATGTGGACCCGAAGACCGGCAAATCGTACATGTTCCAGTCGGATGACGTCATGCACTTCCGAACATGGTACTCGCTCGACGGCATTACCGGAGAGCCGGTAAGGAAGATACTCAATTACACACTTGAGGGCATGGGCGCGTCACAGGAAGTCATGAACAACCAATACAAGCAGGGACTTACTGCCGCGATGGCGATGCAGTACACAGGTGACCTGAGCGATGACAAGCGGAAGCTTCTCACAAAGAAATTCGCGGATGCGCTCTCCGGACCGAAGAACGCCGGCAAGGTCATCCCGGTCCCGATCGGCCTGCAACTGACGCCACTGAAGATCTCAATGGCAGACGCACAGTTTGCAGAGCTCCGGAAGGCATCAGCGCTTCAGATTGCGGCAGCATTCGGCATCAAGCCGAATATGATCAACAATTATGATAAGTCCTCATATGCATCCTCAGAACAGCAGGCGATTGATTACCTGGTAAATACGGCGCTCATCCGAATCAAGCAGTATGAGGAAGAGATCAACGCAAAGTTCCTTGAACCTCAGGAGCAGGACGCAAGGTTCTTCTACAAGTTCAATGAGAAGGTTATCTTGCGAACCGATGCAAAGACCCAGATGGAGACCCTCAAGGACGGAGTCAACAACGGAATTTATAAACCGAACGACGCACGAGATTATCTCGACCTGCCATATGATCCGGCAGGTAACAAGCTGATCGTCAATGGTAACTATATACCACTGGAGATGGTCGGGCAGCAGTATGGAATATCACAGGAAGGAGGGAACTAAATGGCGAGAATCGACGTAAAAGGAGATATCATCACAAATGATTACGGGTGGATATATGAACTGTTCGAATGGGACTGTATTTACCCAAAAAAGGTCATGGATATCATTGAGGCATCCGCACCGGACGAACCACTTGATGTTTATATCAATTCTGGCGGAGGTATTGTGAGTGCGGGGCAGGAGATTTATTCAACATTGCTCTCCCACAAAAAAAGAGTGAATATCCACATTGAGGGACTTGCGGCATCGGCGGCATCTATCATTGCAATGGCGGGGCCGTCAGAGATTTCGCCGGTGGGAATGGTAATGATCCATAACGTATCAGGCGGCGCACATGGTGATTATCACGCAATGGAAAAGAGCGCAGAAGTGCTGAAGCAGTATAATGCGGCTTTATGCGCAGCTTACTGTGCAAAGACAGGAAAGAAGCTCGATGCCATGCTTACACTCATGGATCGTGAGACATGGCTGACAGCCGACCAGGCAGTCAAGATGGGATTTGTCGACAGAATCATGGAGACGAAACCCGAGCAGATGGTTGCGAGCGAATTCGGAATCAGGCTTACACAGGCAGATATCGAACGCGCTATGGATATAAAAGCAAAAAGAGAAGCGAAGGCCAATGAGGACCGGAGCAGAAAAGAAAGCATTATGAGCGACCTCGATAAGTACGGGGTCTGAAAGGAGATCAAATGAGCAAGAAACTGAGAGAACTTCTCAACAAAATCAATGGAATGAAGACAGAGATTACACAGCTTGTCGACGCAGGTGACCTTGACGCAGCGGAAGCCAAGAAGGCAGAGCTGGTCAATCTCCAGAGAGAGTTCGATATCTTGAAGGACGTTGAAGACACAGAGCTTCAGAACGTTGATGAGCATGCAACTCCGATCGGCGGCCAGTCCGATGTTGCAGAATTTGCAAATGCATTCCGAAATCTCCCGGCCACAAACATGCTGCGCGAAGGCGCTGACGCAGATGGCGGCTACACAGTCCCGCAGGATGTGCAGACAAAGATCAATCAGTATAAGGACGCTCACAGATCTCTGAGAACGCTCTGCACGGTCGAGACGGTAAAGACCAATAAAGGCAGCAGGGTTTATCAGACAAAGACAGCAGTAAGCGGATTTGACGAGGTCGATGAAAATGGTCTTATCCAGGCAGTCACCCCGCCGCAGTTCGAACAGATCGGATACACAATCAAAGACTACGCTGGCTACATGCCGGTAACCAATGACCTGCTCAAAGACTCCGATGCCAATATCGAGCGCGTGGTAGTCGACTGGGTCGGCCGGAATTCTCTTGCAACAGATAACCGTAAGATTCGCGGCCTGATCGCAGCAAAGGCAGCTACACAGCTCAGCGGCGTCAACGGCATCAAGCATGAGATCAACGTAACGCTCGGCTCTGCTTATCGTGCAGACGCTCGTATCGTCACCAATGATGACGGCCTTGATTATCTCGACACTCTGGAAGACGAGATGGGCAGACCGTACCTCAACCCGGATCCGACTGCGAACAACGTCATCAAACTTCGTGCAGGCGCAACAGCGATCATCGTGGAAGTATTCCCGAATGCAGATATGCCGTCCGAGGACGTCTACACACTGACAGAGGATGCGGCGCTTGTTTCCGGTAAGACATACTACACTCTCGCAGATGGTGTTTACACGGCAGTCGCAGAACCGGATGTCGACGATATCGCGACATATTACGAGATCACAGGAAAGAAGATCCCGTTCGTCCTCGGAGACCTCAAGGAAGCTTTCCGCATCTTCGACAGACAGCAGACAACGCTCTATGCATCAAATGATGCAGCTGTATCAGATGCAAGCGGCAAGGTAGTTTACAATGCATTCGCACAGCGCGGCCGCCTGTACAGGGCAGATATGAGAGCAGATTACAAGACGATCGACAGCGGCGCGTTCGTCAATGGTTACATCCAGATCTGATCAGCGGAGGTAGTCAGCTATGGCACAAGTGAGGTATCCGAATCTGCTCGAGCTGACTAACGCGCGGCTCGGGAATATCCCGGAATTTATCGAGAATGAGCTTGATAAGAATGACCTCAGCGCATGGATTATGGATGCGGTCGCCGAGATGAAAGACTCCGGTGTGCCGCGTTCTATGCTGCCGGATGGCCCGGAAGTCAGTGATTATGACAATCAGGTGGCAACAGCGATTTTCTATTATGTTGCCGCAGCACTCGGAAACGGAACAAACCCGAACACGAGATACTCCACAATGTTCCGACAGAAGGTCTTCAGGCTTGCGCTGAACGAAGAGGACGGTGAGATCTGATGGGAATGAGGCTTATATCACTTCCGATCGAATCGACACAGACCCAGGACGCGGACGGATTTGTATCTGAGACACCTGATTATCTGGAACATATCCGGACAACCACAAGACCGGCAACGGCCGAGGATGTGACTGCGGCATCGGCCGGCGGGTATACGGTCACAAGGGTATACCAGACTTCGATATCAAATTACTCAGGGCAGTCTTACCTGATCGATGAGAACGAAGACAAGATATACGACATCAAGAGAACCTCGGAGAACGGGAGACAGATCAATCTATACGGCGAGGTGCGGAAGAATGGCAAAATTCGAGATGCTTCACGGGACAGATGACTTTGTTGCAGACCTTGGGAAAATTGCGCGGGCGCAATTGACTCGGAAAATGCTGACGGAATCCGCCCCAATACTGGTCAATGAGATGAAGGCAAAGGCCGCAAATCATCACGTGACAGGCGATATGGCTGGAAGTATAAAGGCCTCCTCGCCGAAGTCCGCAGGTGATGGTATGAGCGTAACGGTAGCGGCCCAGGGCGTCGGATCCAACGGGACCAGGAATGCCGAGAAGATGGCATATCTGGAGTACGGGACCTATAAACAGAGACCGACTCCGGTCGTCACGCCGGCGACAAATGCCGCTGAACCGAAGGTGCATGCAAAGATGCAGCAGATATTTGATGCGGAGGTGAATCAATGAAAAGTGCATTCGCAGAGATCATAAAAGCAATCACCCCGTTCAATCTGCCGCATGCACCGGATGTTTACGAAGGAAAGCAGATTGATAGGTGGTTTACTTACAACTACGCTGATGACAGGGGACACTTTGAGGCAGATGATGAACCTTCTGACAGGCTCGTGTCTCTCCAGCTCCACCTGTTCATGCCGGGACGTGAGAATTTTCTCGGGATAAAAGAACAGGTCCGGGAAGCGCTGTTTAAAACAGGTGAATTTACGTATCCGGCCGTGACCAATCTGGGCGTGACGGATGGTAAAAGGCACATTGTATTCGAGTTCGATGGCATCGAGGAAAGGACGGAAGATGGCGTATAAAGGGCTTGCATATCCGGTCTTTGCTCCAATCGAGTCGGAGAGCGCGAACAGCATAAGATACAAAGCCGGCGGATTTATCGGCAGAGCGATGGAGTATGAGCTGGACCCGACTTATGCGGATACCTCGGAATACTCCGATATGAATGATCTTGACCCGGCTGAGGAGTTTGCATTTGCGGATATTACCCTCAAGACGGCGGAAACGAGCAGAGACTTTGAACGGGGAGTGATGGGCGCGGAAGATGCATACGAGGCAGCGGTAGTCAATAATGGACTCGACAGCACGATGTTTATGATGAACGGGCTCAAACACACAGACCTCAGCAAGAAAACCCTAATCGGGCTCGGACTCATCAGACCGCTGAGATACAGGGGGACGACCTCATGGGTGATGACCTGGCTCTATAAGGTCCATATCCTGAGCATCAAGGATAACACTGAGACAAAAGGCAAGGACATCAACTACTCCACTCCGGAGATCAAGGCAAGGTCGATCCCGGCAAATAACGGAAACTGGAAAAAAGACATGACGTTCGGAACACTCGCTGAAGCACGGAGCTATCTCGAGTTCATTGCGGACGGTAGCATTACAACACAAAATTAAGGAGATAAGAAAATGGCATATTATGGCTTAAGATATCCGTATGTTGGCAAATACGATACAGCTAACGATACATATACGGCGCCGACTCTTTCGGCCCGTGCGATTGCTTTTACTGTAACTCCGAACTACGCAGAGGGCAGCCTTGCGGCTGACGATGACGCGAATTCAGAGTACGACAAAGAGTTCTCCGATGCTGATGTAACCCTGGGCACGGATACGATCCCGGATGCATGGCGCGAAGACATGTTCGGAAATGACGTGGATTCACAGAGCGGGGAAGTCGCATCGAATAAAGATGATAATGCAAATTATGTCGGCGTTGGCGTTATCGCTCCGGAGAAGATCCGCGGAGTGAAGTCCTGGGTAGCAGTCTTCCTTCCGCTGGTAAAGTTCACAGAGCCGGGTGATGACTTCGAGACAAAGGGCAGCTCGATCACATATAAGACTCCGTCAATCGCCGGCAAGGCTAAGTGCGACGAGAGCGGAAACTGGAGATACAGAAAACGCTTCACGTCAGAGGCGGAAGCCAAGGCGTATATCTTGGGAAAATTCGGTGTGACCGGAAATACTATACCTGCTACAGGGAATTGACGGGCAAGCGACATTGACAACATACATAAGGCGGGAGTGCGTGAGCATTTCCGCTTTTTTATTTTGAGAGGTAAATATGTTCGAAAGACCGAATACTATCACATTGTCGGGAGAAGAGTTCCCGATTAAGTGCGACATTGTAGTGCTTGAGAAGATCCAGGATGTATATGGCTCAATCATGACATTTGAAAAACAGATATATACATTTGTGCCTCAGCTGGATGACAAAGGAGAGATTGTCAAAGATGAAGAAGGTATGATGATCGGGAATGTGGTCACGCCGGCCAGCATCACGGCGCTCCTAAACGCATTGAAGTGGATGGTCGATGAGGGCTGTGAGATCCTGAAGGACCTCGGGGAGCCCGTCCCGGAATACACGCCCGAGAAGCTGAAGCGCATGGTCGACATGCCGCCATACCAGCTGTCGGAAATCATCCACGATGAATTCGTGCGGTGCTTTGAGAGAAAAAACTAGATGACCCCGCCAATGCTGGCAGCGGAGACGGGGACGATTATCTGAATTTCGCGTGGATGGTCATCGTCATGATGGACATCGGATACTCAGAGCGGGAAGTCGGACACATGTATTTCGGCAAATGGGAAGACCTTTACTACGAATGGAAAAAGCTCCATAACATGCGGATGGAGCGGATGGTGTTTAAAGGCACTGAAGAAGTGCACTCGCTCATGGATATGTAAGGATAGATTATGGCAGAAAAAAAGATAGGCGCCCGGATAGTACTTGAGGGCGAAAAACAATTTCAGAGTGCGGTGACGTCCTGCCAGAAATCCGTCAGCCAGATGAAGAGCGAGATGAAGCTCGCAGAGGTGCAGACGCAGGGAAGTGGGAAGAGCCTTGAGAGCTTGCAGAAACGGCACGACGCATTGACAAGAGTGCTCGACGCTCAGGTCAATAAGCAGGATGCGGTCGCTGCCGGCCTCGCTCATGCACAGTCGGACTACCAGAGAGTCGGGTCAGAGCTGGGAAATTACCGCACACAGCTGTCGCAGGCACGCGCAAAACTCGAAGAGATGCGGAAATCCGGCGAGGCCTCCGAAGAGGAGATGGCTGAGCAGGAGAAGGTTGTCGCAGATCTGACAGAGCGCGTCAAGCTCGGTGAGCGTGCCTATGATACAGCAGGGAAGCGCGTCGAGCAGTGGGAGCAAAAGCTGAACAAAGCGGAACTGGAGACAGCGGAAACGACCGCCAAGCTCCAGAATCTCTCTAAGGAGCTCGATGCAGCGGCAAAGGCTGCCGCCGATGAGCGCTTTAATAAGCTGACCACGAACCTGCACAACGCTTCAACGGCTCTGGACAACGCTTCGAGGGCGCTCGCCCCGGTCTCAGCGGCGGCGGGCGCGGCGCTTGCCGGATCGATAAAGCTGGCTGCGGACTACGAAACCTCAATGGCTAAGGTCAGCACGATCGCGGACACGTCAGTGGTCAGCATGGGTCAGATGTCAGATGCGGTGCTCGACATGTCGAACCAGACAGGAATTGCGGCAACGGATATCGCGGAAAGCGTATACTCTGCGATATCAGCGGGACAGGACACTGCGGATGCGGTGCAGTTCGTCGGAAGCGCGACAAAGCTGGCAAAGTCCGGATTCGCGGATGTGGGAGTTTCCCTGGATGTCCTGACCACGATTATGAACGCATACGGCATGGAAGCTGACAAGGTCACGGATATCTCTGACAGGCTGATCACAACCCAGAATCTTGGCAAAACGACGGTCGCAGAGCTGGCGTCATCAATGGGAAAGGTCATCCCGACAGCGAACATGTACGGGGTCAACCTGGATAACATTGCATCGGCATATGTAACTACCACAAAGAATGGTATCGCGACAGCGGAGTCCACGACCTATATCAACAGCATGCTCAATGAGCTGGGCAAGTCCGGTTCGGATGTCTCGCAGATCCTCATCGAGAGCACTGGAAAGAGCTTCAAGCAGCTCATGGACAGCGGATATTCGCTGACGGATGTCCTCACGATTGTCTCGACAGAGGCATCGAACAGCGGTAAGTCAATCGGCGATATGTTCGGGTCTCAGGAAGCCGGCAAGGCAGCGGCAACGCTGATCCAGCACACAGAGGACTTCGACGATGCCCTTAAGCAGATGAATGCATCTGTAGGAGCTACAGACAAGGCTTTCGAAAAGGTCAGCAATACAAGCGCGGCACAGTTCAATAAGAATCTGAATCTGGCAAAGAATGCCGGGATCCAGACCGGCCAGGCTTTTCTTAATACCTTCGCGCCGGCGATCGAGAGCGCGGGGAACAAGGTGCAGGAGATCTGCAAATGGTTCGACAATCTTTCCGACGGAGGCAAAGAGGTAGTCGCAAAGCTTCTTCTGGTCACTGCGGCGGCAGCTCCGGCGGCAAAGGGTATGTCAATGATGGCAGAGGGCGCGGCAAAGGCGCTCGAAGTCAGCAAACCGCTCATCGATGCTTATCAGGCGGAGAAGGCAGCGGTCGAAGGTCTGACAGTCACGCAGGGAGCCGCAAAGGTAGCGACAGACGGATTTGAGGCGTCAATGCAGGCGCTCAATACTACGCTCATGGCGCATCCTGCGGCGATCGTGGTCGGATCGCTGGCTGCGCTGGCAGCGGTAATGGTAACGGCGCGGACCAATGCCCTTGCAGCAAATGAGGGCTTCCAGACGGTAAAGAGTGCGTCAGAGGGCATTATCTCGTCCCTGGAAGGCGCACAGGCGTCGATAAATGCGACATTTGAAGAGGCGGACAAGTCACTCGCTCAGGTAGATGCACAGGCGGATATAGCGGGAAGGCTCATTGATCAGCTGGACGGTCTCACATCAAAGTCCGACCTCACTGCTGAGGAGCAGGCTAAAATGCAGGCCTGTGTCAGCCAGCTAAATACGCTTTTTCCGGAGATGGGGCTTGCGATCGAGGAATCGACCGGAAAGCTCAGCATGTCGAAGGATGAAATGAAAGCGTATGTGGCAAGCGCACAGGATCTTTTGAAGATAAAGGCTTATGGCAAGGCGGCTGAGGAAGGTATGAACGCTCTTGTCGAGGCCGAAGGCACGCTTGCGCAGGCGCAACAGGAACAGGAATCAGTACAAAAAGAAATAGAAGCGTTGCAGGAAGCCTATAATCGGGCGGTAAGCGATGCAGAGAGCAAGACAACCGCATATGGGAATGCATCATCAAAAGTGACTGCTGATGTCATTGCGACAGGAAATGCACTACAGCAGGCTAAAGAAAAACAGGAAGAAGTGAATGCGGCTGTTGATGCCGCTCAAAAAGCAGTTGACGAAGCGAACGGGAAGGTCTCGACCTATATCGAGAAACAGCAGGAGCTCGCAAACGCTCACGGCACTGCGAAGGATGCTTCGAACGAGATGAAAGATGCGACCAATGACCTCGCAGAAGCTACAGAGGCATCTATCTCTGTAGCCGGCCAGGAACGGGAAGCATTCGAGAATCTGGATGGCTCAATGCAGGAAGTGGCGATGAATGTCGCTGAATCCGTTAATCAGATCAAAGAATCTGTGCAGGAATCCATTGAGAGCCAGATGAACATGTTCGAGGAATTCAATGCGGGGACTGAATTGTCCACGCAGAAAATGCTCGAGAACATGCAGTCTCAGGTCGATGGTGTTACCCAATGGGAACAGAACCTCGCAGAACTCGCAGATAAAGGCATCAACCAGGACCTTCTCCAGCATCTCGCTGAGATGGGTCCGCAGGGTGCCGGATACGTCAACACATTCAACTCCATGACATCTGATGAGCTCGCCCAGGCGAACGACCTCTGGCAGCAGTCGCTCGATATCCAGGGATTCACGAACGAGGCAGGGAATCAGCTCATCGAAGCGGTCGGCACGGTGGCTGCCGGCGGACAGGAGCAGTTCCAGGCTCTCGGGGAGCAGCTGAACGCAGCGACAAATGAAGCCGGTAACTACACGGTGCAGGGCTTGGTCGATGGTATTAATGCCGCGGCTGATCAGGCCGGGCAGGCAGGTGAACAGCTCGGTAATCAGACCATAGACGGGACGAACCGGGGCTTGGGCTGCGCGTCTCCTTCCACGAAGACAAGGCAGTCAGGCATGAACGTCGGCATGGGCTTGCAGATGGGCATTGTGGCCAGCACGCCAATGGTCCAGACTGCGGCTAATCTCATGGGCACAAGGACGATCGACACGATCAACAGGCAGCTTGGCACTTCAGGATCCGCGTCGACAAAGACGAGGACGAGCGGTATGAATGTGGCAATGGGACTGGCAAACGGACTCCGGGCAGGAATTCCGTCGGTAACGGCGGCAGCCCAGAGCCTTGCGCAGGCAGCTAACATAGCGTCCCATGTATCAGGTCAGGTCAGTGCGGCATATTCTGCCGGATATAATATCTCGGTAGGTCTCGCGAACGGTATCAGCGCAGGAAGGTCGGCAGTCGTCAACGCGGCGGCATCTGTTGCCGCATCGGCGGTAAGTGCCGCTAAGAGTACACTCGGAGAGCGCTCTCCGTCGAGGGTATTCCGGGAAATCGGCGAATATGCCGACGAAGGATTTATCCTTGGTGTCGAGGGCGGTGCCGGAGCTGTTCAGAGGGCAGTCCAGAGGACACTGACCTTCGAGAATCCTGCGAGCTTCAAGACATCGCAGGCAGGGTATGTCAACGCCGGCGGCAATTACAATATGCTTGTGGCGGCCTTCAGTGAGGCACTTCGGAATGTTGACCTGAACATTAACTACAATCAGCGCGAGTTTGCTCGCGTCATCGCGGCAGCGGGAGGCTGATACATGGCTCAGTTAGTAAGATATGTGAACAGCAAGGGCAGGTCGATGGACCTGTCCTCTAATTTTACCGTCAGGATCAAAAAGAAAACGGCGGGATTTTATAACTATGAATATACGCCGGATGTCACACAGCTCGCGATGGGCGTGCGCGTGAACCGCTTCACAAAGGGAGCGGCGCAGTACGAGATGACCATCGACTTCAGCGGATCGAGAGAAGAGAGGGCGGAGAACCTGCAGGCCTTCTTCGAGCTTGCAGACTATGATGTAGCAGTGAACAAACCCGGAAGGCTCTATGTCGGTGACCAGTACGCAGATGGATTTATCGTAAAGTCAGAAGTTGAAAGATACGATGACAGATACAGGACGATCGGGAAGAAATGCACCTTCTACCTGCCGTATCCGTACTGGATCGAGGACAGGACGATCAAATACAAGGCGATTGACGGGCAGTCGAGCGGGGGTATTGAGTTCCCGATAGGCTTCCCGTTCGACCTTGGGAAAACGTCAAGGGGGAAGGGCACCGTCAACAACACTCATTATATCCCGACGAGTTTCTTGCTGACCTTTTACGGGCCGGTCGTCAATCCGATCATCACGATCGGCGGGAACGTCTACAAGGTTAATACGACAGTGGCAACCGGAGAATATCTGGAGATAGACTCCATCAATAAGACCGTAAGAAGGAAGACGTCATCCGGCTTTGTGAATGAGTACAACAACAGGGAAAAGTCGAAGAGCATATTCGAGCCGATCCAGCCGGGGGTGAACACGCTCAGCTGGTCAAGCACATTCAGCTTTGACCTGACGCTTCACCAGGAGAGGAGTGAACTGAAATGGACATGACGATCCAGCTGGCGGGCTCTTCCGGAGCGGAGATCAGGGAGATTACGGATAACTTCGATGTGGAACTGTCAGCGTCAAAGATGGATTTTGAGCTGACAGTGCCGTATTCCTCCTGGGACGGTTCGATCACGTATGACTGCCGCATCTATATCCCTGATACGGAGTTCGGCGGGATCGTAAAGGAAATCGAGTCAGACACAAATAATAAGCTGATATACGTGAGGGGCTTTACATGGCGCGGACAGATGACGAAGAAGATCATTTCCCCGCCATCCGGTCAGGATTACAAGATAATCTCCGGGGAGCTCAATGCGTGCATCTCGTCCATCATCGGGAATACATTTGGGACGCTTTTCGCAGTGTCGTCAGAGAATACCGGCATGAGCGTGACGAACTTCCAGTTTGACAGATACTGCACTATGCATGACGGCCTCATGGACATGCTGAAGACCAAGGGATACAGGTTGGATATTTCATATAAGCAGACCCAGGCCGGTGGATATGTGAGCGTGGCAGCGGTCCAGATAAAGGACTATTCAGAGGAAATCGAAATGTCTTCTGACGGTCGCATGAATTTTAAGTCGTGCGACAACCGCAGGGGAATCAATCACCTGATATGTCTCGGGAAGGGCGAGCTGAAGGACAGGACAGTCGTGCATTTGTACGCTGATGGAAATGGAAATATAAGCCAGACAAGGCACTTCTCCGGCGTCGAGGAGTTCGCGGAGATCTACGACGCGAATAACTCTGATCAGGACGACCTCATAAAGAACGGCACGAAGAAGCTGAAGGACATCATGAACAGCAAGACCTTCAACGCCTCGGCGGGCGATGGTCTTGAGGACTCGGATATCGCTCTGGGCGATATCATCAGCGGGCGTGACTATATCACGGGGCAGCAGGTATCGAAGCCAATAGCCAAGAAGATCCTGAGAAAAATTGCAGGAAAAGTCACAGTAGAGTATGAGCTTGAAGGAGAGAGATAAATGGAGATAATCACAGGGTATACCGGACAGAACCATATCGAGGCGGATGACGTGCAGGCGCTCATTAAGGGAATTTACGGGAGCGGATTATGTGTTTTGAACACAGGGATGCATTTTTCTCCGGAGATCATTGATGCCAATACGGTAAGGATCAACGCCGGGGATGTACTGTTCCAGGGAGTGCACTGCAGGATCCCCTATGGTGAGTCAGATACGATCACGATCGCTAACGGTTCCGGGGATTATAACAGAGTGGATGCCATTGCACTGCGCTACGAACGGGATGAATCGACGGATGTGGAGAGTGTGAGCTGGGCTTACTATCAGGGCGGATCGGACGGAGAGGCTCCGGAAGTCACAGAGGGGGTCATCGAGGAAGGCGCACTTGTCGTGGAAGAGATCATGTTCACGATAAACTTTGACAGGATGACGCCGACAAGAGTAAATGTTGCAGGCCCGGTGGAGACCCTGCCGGAAATAATGGAGCATGCATTAAATGCGTTTTTGCAGGTAAGAGACAAGGCAAGTAAGTCCGACGCGGTATATGAGGCAGGGGACACGGCGACGCTGTACTTCGAACCTGTGTGCGGAGAGATCTACAGCAACAAGAAGTCGCTGCGGTTCTTCGTACCGCTTGCGAAAGCTCTTAAAGGGGTAACGAAGGTCACGATCACGGCCGGAACGTATCAGGTCAAGGCGAATAATGCGGTCATCGTCAGTGAGACCAGCCTTGCGAGCGCGTCGAAGACGGTCACGCTGCGGCCTAATGGGATCACGGTCGTGATCACGAAGTCGAGCGGCTTCGCAGGATCCGCGAATGCGGTGTGTGCTGTCGCAGGAAGCATGACAGTAAGATTCTCAACATAAGGAGAAGAACATGAACATAATGAACTTGTATGTCTACGAGAATCGTAGCATGAGCAGTGACCTCTCGAAACCGATCATGCTTGAGAACCTCAATGTAGACACGATAAAGATCCATATCCCGCAGACTCTCGGCGGGGTAAATATGAGTACATGGGCATGGTGGTTCGTTTATCAGAATGCCAAGAGAGAGAAATATAGCGTGCCGCTGACGCTGGAGATGGCCGAAAATGATGAAGGGGAAGTGGAGTTCATTGCGACTGTCTTCCTCAACTATGGATACACAGGCAGGTACGGCACTGTATCATATGCGCTCGAAGCTATCAGGACGAACGATTCCGGCAAGATAACGGGCGAGTGGCACACAAGGACTTACAAGCATGATATCATCTACACGCTCCAGGGAAATCAGGCCCAGTACGCTGAGACGGAAGCGGATGTGATCTCCGCACTGCTCAACCGCGTGAATGAGCTCATCACTTCCGGGGCTGAAATTGCGGAGATCGCGGCGACGATCGAGGCCGCAGCGGAGACAGCGCAGGAAGTCATTGACTCTATCCCGTCAGACTATAGCGCTTTGAGTAGGGACGTAGAGACACTAAAGGCTGATTTAGATGATTTGGACGACCGTGTCGAAGCCCTTGAAGCAGGTGGTGGTAGTAGTCTTTCTAGCGATTTTTCTACTGCTATGATAACTTTCTTGAGTCATTTAACAGGCACATTTGACGATGAGCATGGTCAGGATTACATTGATGCCGTTATAGCTTCGCTTGATAATAGCGGTGGTGGTGGAGACGATCCAGACCCGAGCGGTGGAGACGATCCAGACCCGAGCGGTGGAGATGATGAAGCGCGGATACCCTCTGATTATCAGGAAGTTGAGTATATCGAGTCAACCGGATATTCGTACTTTAAAATTGAAAAGCCAGCAGGCGCACTTCCCGTAAAAATTGAAACTGGTCTGCATAAGACTACACAGGCTACATCTGAACAGTGTGTCATTATGGCGAGGGAAGGAAATACCACATGCTGGGAGCTTGGCTTCAATAATGTTGCGAATACGATTTTTGCATTTTCTAGCCAAAGCGCCAAAGTGTCGAATGCGGCAGTCTATGGAAATAAGATTGACGTTGTTGCACAATTTAACGCCTCCAGTCCGTACAAACAGCTTTCTGTTACGGCTAACGAGACCACGCTTACAGCTGAAAACACAAATGCTAATTCCGCCAAAGCAGGAAGTACAAATGCTGTACTGAACTTTTTCGCAGCGATCGGAAGTACCACATCAAATAAGGCGGATTGTCGTATGTACTATTGTAAAATTTACGACGCATCGAACAATCTTGTTGTTGACCTTGTACCGTGCTATCGAAAATCTGATGATGTCGCTGGCATGTATGATTTGGTTGGTGAAGCGTTTTATAAGAGTATGTCAACCACGAATTTCTCGAAGGGGGATAATGTATAATGCCAACAGAAGCATATCTTACAGATGGGACGAACCTCTATGCAGGAGTGGGTGTTACTCGTGACGTGCCAAAAAACAGGGGAGTTCTTAATGCCTATAAAAAGGCACATCAGCTTTTGGAGATAAAATGGACAGCCCTTGCATCAATCCCGACAAATGCAAATGCAACAGGCGTTTCGTCAGGCTCACATACTGGGATGCTTTACTCGGAAGCCTTGCAGTTCGAACGGTATGTGCCTTATGGTTGTTCAATCCGTACTTTTATGACCGCACTTCATAACCCATACTCCGTCATGTATACCGAAGACACTAAAGGTACATCGGAACGTAAAAAGTCAGCATATGGTTTTGATTATCTCAACACCACACTCAATGGCGCTTTTTATGGGACGGTCTGCTCGGGACTTACATCATGGGCGCTTGGACTGCCGACCATCATGCAGTCATATGACCTTGCATGGATGACTACCGAAGGTCTTTTTGAACAGGTGTATGACAACACAGGCTACGGCGTGGAGCTAATGGATATTATTTGGAAGTCTGGTCATGTACAGCTTGTAACGGATATCAAGCGAGATGGCAGGGGCATGCCTACGTCAATTGAGGTAACTGAGTCCACGCAGAACTACGTTATTAGAACTTGGAAAACCCCAGAGCAGGTATCAAGCTACCTGACATCTAATAACGGTAAGCTATATAGATACAAAGAACTGTATAAAAATACAGTGTACACACGGTCTCCATTTGTGGCGGTCGAAGGCGAAGGCACAATCATCTACACGTACAATGATGATATTTGTACATATCTTGGCGACTACGTGAGTATCGCAGATTGGGAGTCGATGCATATAAACTATGTAAAAGGCTCTTACACGTCTATGGAACTGTACAAGGGTGATACTCTCATCCAGACCATCACCCTTCCTGCTGAGTACAACACTACTCACAGTATAGATGTGACAAGCTACCTTAATGGAGCAGGACTTTACAAGGCAAGACTGACTAACGGCACTGATAACAGTGATTATACATATTTCGAGGTGGTAAACACAGCAGTTACAGTGTCAAAGAGCGGAAACGATGTAACAGTCACTTTTTCTCCATCAGCAAAACCTGTTTGTATAAAGGTCAAAAATCTTAATGGGCATCTGCTATGCACAAGATTTTTAACAGACGCAGAAAAGACAGCAGGCTCATGCACATTTAATGCCGCATCACTTAGGACATCACAGGGACGGAATGCGGTATCAGCTACAGCTTATGCCAGAGTTATGTTCGATGGTACGTACTCGCAGGTAATGTCTGGCACCACCGGAGCAGATATTGGCAGTATCTAAGTAAACTAAACGCCCATTTAGATTCTTAAAAAAGGAGAAAAACGCATGAATATGATTTTCGCAAATTACCTTTACCAGAACGCAGACTTTCTTGACACAGCCCTTGACACGGTGCAGTACACGCACCAGTATTGGATTTTCCTGATGCCGCTCATCTTGGCAGGTGCTGACATCGTAACCGGATGGATTCAGGCGTCAATCAATGCAACGTGGGACAGCACAAAAATGAGAAAAGGCTTATTCCGCAAGGGCGGCGAACTGCTTGTTGTGGTCTTGGCATTTGTCACGGAATATGCGCTCGAGGTTGCCGCACACGCTCACATTGCGACATTTGCGAGTGTCTATATTATTGTCATGGAATCGCTCAGCGTGCTCGAAAACTTAGACCAAGCAGGCGTTCCGATTCCGCCGATCATCCGTGACCGACTCGGCAAGGTAAAACACGACATGGACGGAGGTGCAGACAATGCTTAAGAAGGTTACGCATACT